TAGTAAGTGAGGTAGTTCAATAACATCACCTACCATTAACTTTCTGCCTATAATATCGATCATGTCATTATAATGAACATTGATAAAAATAGTGTCATTACTTAAGAATAAACCAAATTGACTAAGATCAAAGTCTAAGTTTTGTACGTTATAATGGCCCCGTAATCGATAAATATCCTTTTCATATTTTCGATCTCTGTTCTCTAAGAACAGCAAATCTTGTATATTTGTTGGTCCAAAGAACTGTATTGAGGTTGCGTAAAATCAGCAGAAGGTCCTTGATCCTTTGGGCCTGCATACTTATGAACATAGAGATCAGTACCACCAACGGTCATTTGTTCAGAAATACTTCTGTCTAAAAAACGATAGTCGTTTTGCTTCTGTTCTCGGTATAAACTTAATCTTGGCATATATATATTTATCTCAATACAATGAGACGAAGAATTTGGGTAAATAAAAGGTTGAATCAAAAAATTATTTAATGTATAATGCGAACACTAAGTATGAACATTAAAATTTAAAAGGGATCAAATGGCTAGACGGAAGCAAAAAACAGTTTATCTGACACCTGAACCAAACTGGGAAAAATATAAGGATCTCGTAACCGAAGAAGAACGCATTAAAGCATTCCAAGATTGTCAATATTTTATTCGTACTGAAATTAGTGACAAAAAACGATTGCTACAGTGCAAAACTTGGTTGAAAAAAGATTCGGGTTACACTGATGAAGAAGTAGAAATCATTCTCAGAAATCCAGACTGGAACTTTAATTCTACCGGAACAACAATATTTTTCTTAAGCAAAGTTGGGTATGCACCTCAAGGTCATTGGGATCATATTGGAAAACTCAAAGAAGAATGGCTCGAAAAAGGTGAAAAAATTGCTAAAGTCAAAGAAGAAAAAGCAAAAGACAAACCTAATCGTCCTTCTATACAAGAAGTCATGCTTGGTAAATTAATGGAAGCAGGTGGAGAAATCGATGGTATTATGGATCAACTGTTTGAAGATGAGATAAAGGTTGATGTTAAATTTAATACAGCAATCATGCGAGTACTAAACACATATAATCCTTTACCCAATCATATTCCTAAATTAGTTGAAAGTTATACAAAAGAACAAAAAGAATTCAAAGAAGTTATTGAAGGTAAAGATGAACAGTTAGTTGAAGCATACAACCATTTAACTAAAAGAAAACTTAAAAGTATCATAAATGCATATGATACTATGATCGGCGTATTAAATTCATATCAGGCTCTTAAGATTAAGAACAGGGCTAAACGTAAAACTAAGACAATTACTCCTGAGAAAGCAACACAGAAGTTGAAGTATCAAAAGAGTTTTGAATGTGAAACAACTAAACTAAAACTAGAAAGTATCAGACCAGCAGAATTGCATATGTCTAAAGAAGCATGGTGCTATGATACTGCTAAAAGAAAACTTCATCACTATGTCGCAGAAGATATGGCAGGAGAAATGTTCGTCAAGGGTAATACATTGTATGGATTTGACAAGTCTAAGAGTGCAATTAAGACATTACGTAAACCCAAAGAACAATTAAAAGAAATTATGGGCAGTAAGCCCGCGGCACGTAAATTCTTTGATGATATTAAAGCAGTCGGTGTTCAACCGAAGGGTCGTTTTAACGATTCAATGATTATTTTAAAGGCGTTTTAATTATATGGCAAATTATATGTTGATTGCGGGGTGTAGTCATGCCGCTGGTTCGGAAATTGATGGTACATTATCTAGTCCAGACAATCGTAAAGCAAGTTTTGGTAACCAATTAGCAAAAATGATGGATCATGTTCCCATCAATATTGCAAGAAACGGTTCCTCTAATGGTGCTATACATCGTAGTGTACTAAATTGGTTTACACTTAACCAAGATTTAGTGACAAATAAAGCAAACAACCTTTTTGTTTTAGTCAATTGGGCAGAAAGTTGTAGAATAGAAGCACCCGTACCGCATGATGTTGGCATTGACCAAGATACTTGCGCCGATTGGGCTGACCCTTCGTTTTTAAGTTCAATACAAGTAAATGTAATGACAGATCCACATCATGTTGCGCCACAAGAAAAAGAACAATTCTTAACAGCACAAAGATTCTTAGTTTACTCTGAAATTTATACTGAATGTTTAACTGCAAAAGATGCCTTATCATTGCAATACTTTTTTAAAGCAGAAAATGTTAGATATTTAATGACTAATTCTGGAATTGCTTTCAACAATAGAAACATGAAATGGTTAAAACCTTATTTGTCAAAAATCGATGCTAAACGTTATTACATGTACAGAAATAATGAGTACGGTTTTTATGAAAAGTACAAACAAGCAGGCATGATAAACCCAAATGCTAAGTACGGACATCATGGAGCAGACGCACATCTATCCAGAGCCAATGATTTGCTCAATTATATAAAACAGAAAAACATTTAGACAGATAAATACTAGAAATAGGAATTTATTAATATGTCATCAGAACAACTAGCAGTACCAAACGGCGAAAACCTAGAACAACTCAAAGAAAATTTGTTTGATCAGGTCCGTTTTAGACTGGGCGACGGCATTATAGATTTAGAATTAGATCCAGAACATTACGAAGCCGCATATAATATTGCTGTCAAAGTATATAGACAACGTGCAGAAAATTCTGTACAAGAGTCTTACACATTGTTAACTGTCGATAAGAACCAAGATACATATACACTTCCCAGTGAATTCATTAATGTCAGACAATGTTATAGAAGAACAATCGGACTTGAGACAGGTCCTGGTGCATCATCGTTTGATCCGTTTTCATCTGCTATCTTAAACACTTACTTGTTAAACTATAACTATGCAGGTGGATTAGCAACATATGACTTCTATGCAGGGTATGTAGAACTTGCCGCTAGAATGTTTGGTGGGTTTGTTATTTACACATGGGATCCTGTAACTAAAACAATTAGATTTGTCCGAGACTTTAAAGCATCAGGTGAACAAATTCTTATTTGGGCTGATATTACTCGCCCAGAAACAAGTTTACTACAAGACCCGGGCATTGCACCTTGGTTAGAAAACTATGTTTTAGCAACCTGCATGATTACTATGGGTCAAGCACGTGAAAAATTCTCAACGATTGCGGGACCTGCAGGTGGAACTGCTCTTAACGGTGCGGCAATGAAAGCAGAAGGTCTTGCGGCACAAGAACAATGTCATAAAGATTTACGTGACTATGTAGATTACTCTCAACCTCTTACTTGGATCCAGGGCTAACCTATACCGAATGACGATTCAAAGTTGTCAACTTACAGATTCAATTTGGTGTCTTAATGTAGAATGCGGTCATGATCGTAATATACCCTTCAACGGTCATATCGATTCTAATCAACCGTATAACACGCAAAATATTGAATATTTAATTATTGGTTTTATGTTATATGAACCACAATGTGGTTGGGACTACACAACGTTTACAAAACAAACACTAGAATACTTGCACACAAGCCAAATGTTTCCTAATCTAAAACATGTATATCTATTACATGAAGGTACTAGGGTTAACATAAATGAACTACCTGATTATTATATGGTTTTCGGTCACAACCCTAGATATTTTTTATTAAGGTCCGAAGGAACCGAAGAAAGAAGTTATGGATTAGATAATAACAACAGTTGGTTAAATACTCTCCACAACAAAGATCCTAAAGCACTTTGGTTAATTGGAGATATTTCAGGGAGACCCCATAAACTGCCTTTGTTGTATAAATTTTTAAAAGAAAACACACTTGAACGTTTAGATTATTCTTTAACAAATACATTAAACAATTATGAAAACCCTTTTAAAGATAATGATACACAAGATTATCAACCTATATTAGATGCTATTGATGAAGATTTAGATTTAAATGATTTAGTAAAAATTTATAATCAACTTAAAAAAACATTACCCGGAGATAGATTTACTGAAGTAAACAAAACAGGTCTTGTAAATTCTTTTGATGTTGCTAATTATCTTTTTCCTGATGAATGGAATGATGCATCATTAATTGTTATGCCTGAAACATGGTTTGATAATCCTAATCCCCCTCATTGGTCATATGAACATGAAAAAGTAAATGAAGAAATGGAAGTTCGTCCTTTTTGGGAACATGACATTTATTCTACTACAGAAAAAACTTGGAAGCCAATTGCAACTAAAAAACCCTTTATAGGAATTAGTAAAAAGGATTTACAAGAAAAAACATTAGAAGGGTTAGGATTCAAAACATTCAGACAATATACAACTCAACCAAATTTAATTGGACATATGGATAATGAAGTTGACATTGCACATGAAAGAATAATTTCTTTTTTAGATAATATGGAAAACTATAGTTCTGGTATAGTATACGATATCGAATATAATTACAAACATTGGAAATATGTGTTAGACCAAGAATGGCAATTATTATATCGATCTTGTCCTCCATTAAAACATGTATCTAAGCATAAATTTTTACGAATGTTTGTTTGTCCATATGAACACAATATACATATCGATGATAGTTGTGACTTTTCTGGGCAAATTGTTTGACAAAACACTTGACTTCTGCTTTCATATCCTTTATAATTATATTACTTTACTAGAGGACTATCCATATGATTATAGGTATTACAGGACTTATCAGCAGTGGTAAGGATACTGCGGCCGACTATCTTATTAGATTTCACGGCTTCAGAAAATTAAGTTATGCGGGTCCTCTAAAGGATTGCGTATCTGCTATCTTTGGTTGGGACAGAGAAATGTTAGAAGGCACTACTCAATCTAGTAGAGAGTGGCGAGAAGAAGTTGATGAATGGTGGGCAAAACGACTAGATATGCCTCATCTAACTCCTCGTTGGGTCTTACAGTATTGGGGAACTGAAGTAGGCAGACGTTCATTTCATAATGACATCTGGGTATCAGCAGTAGAAAATCAATTACGTAATATACAAGATAATGTAGTTATAACTGATTGTCGATTTAAGAATGAAGTAGATGCGATTAAAAATGCAGGTGGAACAACAGTTAGAGTTGAACGAGGTGTGCAACCTGATTGGATATCAGATGCGGTTGATTATAATTACTATCAAAATCCACAAGCACTTGCACGTTTGACTGATTTAAATGTACATGCTAGTGAGTTTAGTAGTGTAGGTTTAGATTACGATCATACTATTCAAAACAATGGTACAATTGACGAGTTGCATAACCATATGAAATTAATAATCAACGGTTAAGTCTCCCCTAACCCATACAATTTCTTTTCTTTTTACAACTTCAATACAATTTAAACAAACTGTTCTTAAGTTTGTAAAATCTGTATTTTGAGGTCTACCATCTATATGATATACGACCATTTGTGTAGAGTATAAACTTTTAAATCCGCATAAAAAACATAATTTGTCTTTTTCATATCCTGCTCTTTGCCAAAGATATATAGGCTTTTTTATCTTATTAGTTTTACCGCATTGGTTGCACATACTTCTATAATGCCTTTTGCCGTTCTTAATATAATTCACAGCACAGACTTTTTTGTTACAAACATTGCATATTGGTCTAGGTAAACTCATATTAGTATTTATAGAAATGCCTTCGAAGGTATCTTAATCCATTGTTTTTTGTAATACATGATAAATAATAGTATGAAAAAACAATCAGGGTGTAACCCTCAAAATCATACAAAAGGAATATTATTATGGCACTAACATCACCAGGCGTAGAAGTAAGCATCATTGACGAAAGCCAATACTTACCAGGCGCAACAGCATCAATCCCGTTCTTCTTGTTAGCAACAGCACAAGACAAAGCGGACCCAACATCAACTGCAACAGCGGCGGCAACTACAGCGGCTAATGCAGGTAAATTATATAGAATAACATCTCAACGTGATCTAGTTACTTTATATGGTAACCCATTCTTTTATACAGCATCAAACGGTACTCCGTTACAAGGCTATGAATTAAATGAATATGGATTATTAGCGGCTTACTCAGCACTTGGTATTTCAAATCAAGTATTTGTATTAAGAGCAGACGTTGATCTAGCAAGTTTAGTAGGATCAACAGGTCGTCCAACAGGAGCACCTCAGAACGGTTCTTTCTGGTTAAACACAACTTCTTCTACATGGGGAATCAATGAGTTTAATTCAACAACAGGCGCATTTACAGCAAAAGCTCCGATCGTTATTTCTGATTCTACATTAGTATCAGTAGGTACACCTCTACAATCAGTTGGAAATATCGGTGACTATGCAGTAGTTGCGATTCCTAATTATAGAAACCCTAACAATGACAATGCACCTACATACTGGTACAAGAATCGTCAGAATACATGGGTTGGTTTAGATTCAGTAGATTGGTTTAAGGCATGGCCTTCAATCACAGCACCTACTTCTAATCCTACATTAACTGCTGGAGATACAATTGATTTAGTCGTTAATGGTACAAACTTAGCAACACTTACTGTATCAGCGGCTCCTAACAACACTATTTCTCAGTTAGCGGCAGACATTAACTCATTAGGTTGGTCATATGTTTCAGCGGCAGTAGTTGATAACAAACTTGAAGTATATTCTTCTCAAACAGGAGGCGATCAAGGATCACCTGAAGTACCATTCTATGTCAGATTTGCTAACGCAACAGGTACTATCTTTACAGACTTAGGATTTACAGGTACTAACGTAACTGGCTTCCAACCAAGAGCATTATATGGTACATCTGCTCAACAGCCATTATGGCAATCAGGACAGGCTCAGCCTGCTCCGACTGGCTCTGTATGGGTTAAGGTTGACGGAACAGGATTACAACCAGTAATTTCTGAATATGATTCTACATCATCTTCATATACTGCTAAAACACCTACTTTTGCAAACTCTGACTGGGCTCAAATCTATTCAGCAGATTCAACAGGTGGACAAGCAATCCCTGCAGGAAGTGTTTATGCACAATATGCTTTTAACGGTGAATACACAGGATCCCCAGTATACTACTTCTATAGAGTAGCAACAGGAGCAACAGTAGTTAATGGTACAAACACTGCACCAGACTTTACTGACGGACCATATGTAGCAAGAGTTCAAATTTCAACTCCTGGCTCACAGACTTTAAGTACCCCTTATACATTTAACTTAGGTGACAACACAGATGCATCTGATTTCGTAACTGCATGGTCAGCGGCGAACATTCCTTATACTTCAGCAAGTGTAAACGATGACGGTTCAATCCAAATTCAACATACATCAGGTGGTGTTATTATCTTAGATGATTATGATAACAACACAGGTATATCTTCTGGATTATTCTCACAAGCAGGATTTACAACAGCAACAACAGGTTGTAAAACAGGACCATTCAGAGATGATATCTCATTTCAACCTACTCAGTCATCAACAACAGGATCAGGTACTGCATTACAAATTGCAGTAACTAATGACTATGGTTATTATGACTTTGACCCTGATGCAGTAGTAAACGGTGGAACAGGTCATGCAGTAGGTGATGTGGTTACTTTCTTAGGTACAGACTTAGGCGGTGCTTCACCAGCAAATGACTTACAAGTAAAAATAACAAGTGTGACAACAGGTGTTGTAACATCTTATACTTTAAGTACAGGTACAGGTGCAGATGCATTTACAACTCAGTTGTCTAACTGGAGAGAATTCTCATTAACAACGACTGGAGCAGATTCATTAACAGCAAATGAAGGCGCACCAACTGCAATCCCAACTAACTTGACTAACTGGTACTACTCATCAACTGATCAAGTAGACATTATGATCAATTATGACGGTGCTTGGAAAGGTTATAAGTCACAAGGTTATGATTCAAACGGATTACCTAGTCCATCAGTTGTAAATGCAACTGATCCAGCAGGACCTTTAGTATCTGCTAGTGAACCTACTGTTCAAAGTGATGGTACAGCATTAGTATACGGTGATCTTTGGTTAGATACTTCTGACTTAGAAAACTATCCGTTACTATACAGATGGCAGTCAGTACCAGCAACAGGTGGCGGAAGTGCTACTGATAAGTGGGTCTTAATCGACAACACAGATCAAACTTCACCACAAGGTATCTTGTTTAAAGATGCACGTTGGGCAACTAATGGCACGACTAATCCAGCAAATGATCCGATTCCGACTATCAAATCATTGTTAGCAAGTGATTATGTAGACGTTGATGCTCCTTTATCAGCAAATTACCCACAAGGTATGTTGCTTTGGAACACAAGACGTTCTTCATACAACGTTAAGCAGTATCGTGTAAACTATTTCAATAGTGATAGATTCCCTAATGATGCTTTACCAACACAAAAAGATGCGTGGGTATCTGCTTCAGGTGATCAATCTAATGGAGCAATGAACGCAGGTCGTAAAGCACAAAGAGCAATGGTAACTAAAGCATTACGTTCAGCAATTGATACTAACGTTGCAATTAGAGATGAAGATAATTACTTTAACTTACAAGCAACACCGGGTTATCCTGAACTACAACCTAACATGATCGCATTGAACTCTGATAGAGGTGAGACTTCTTACATTGTTGGTGATACACCAATGAGATTGAAAGATGATGCAACTGAAATTCAGGCTTGGGCAACTAACGCCGCAGGTGCAACAACTACGGGTGAAGATGGACTTGTAAGTAGAAATACTTATATGGGTCTATTCTACCCATCAGGTATTACTAGTGATCTATCAGGTAACTTAGTTGCTGTTCCTTCATCACACATGATGGTCAGAACTATGTTGCGTAATGACAATATTGCTTATCCTTGGTTAGCACCAGCAGGTACTAGACGTGGTATAATCGATAATGCTACAAGCATCGGATACATCGATGACGAAGGCGAGTTTAACTCAATCAGAACACGTATTGGTATTAGAGATGTGTTATACACTAACTTTATTAACCCAATGGTATTCTTTACAGGTAACGGATTATTGAACTATGGTAACAAAACTTCATTTGATTCATCATCTGCATTAGATAGAGTAAACGTAGCAAGATTAGTTGCTTACATACGTAGACAATTAATATTAGCCGCGAGACCATTTGTCTTTGAACCTAATGACCCTCAAACAAGAAAGTCTATTAAAGCAGTAGTAGAATCATTGTTCCAGGATCTAGTTTCAAAACGAGGATTATATGACTACTCAGTAGTTTGTGATGATTCTAACAACACTCCAGCAAGAATTGATAGAAATGAACTTTGGATTGACATAGCAGTAGAGCCCGTGAAAGCCGCTGAGTTTATCTACGTTCCAGTCAGAATATTCAACACTGGTGAGTTATCAGGATCGTAAAAAAGATATACAAAGAGGCTTCGGCCTCTTTGAATTAAAAAGATAAATATATATTAAGATATATTAAAACAGGAGATTAACAATGGCAACAGCCTCAGATACATTAGCAAAACTTTCGGTACAACCTGAGGGAGGCGCTAACCAAAACTTGTTGATGCCAAAACTTCAATATAGATTCCGAGTGAACTTTATTAATTTTGGTTTTGACGATGATTCTTCACTTATTCTTACTAGACAAGTAGTAGATTGTGCGAGACCACAAGTTCAATTTGATGAAATCACTATGAACGTGTATAACTCACGTGTCTATCTTGCTGGTAAACACACATGGCAAACACTTGCTATCAACGTCAGAGACGATGCTTCTGGTAATGTATCAAAAGCAGTTGGTGCACAGTTACAACGTCAATTAGATTTCTATGAGCAGTCTTCAGCGGCAGCAGGTGGAGATTATAAATTTGAAACTGAAATTCAAATCTTAGACGGTGGTAACGGTATCAATACACCAACAGTATTAGAAAACTGGTCATTAGCAGGTTGTTTCTTACAACAAGCAAACTATCAGACTCTAAACTATGGTACATCTGATGCAGTGACTATTGCTATGACTTTACGTTACGATAACGCAGTCCAGACAAATGCTGGTGGTGATCTAAACGGAGTACCTGGTGCAGGTGTTGGACAGTCTGGTCTACAGACTTTCCCAAGTGCAATCGGTACTGCTACGTAAGTATTAGAATTATTTTAAATAGAAAAGCCGGTTTCGACCGGTTTTTTTATGGGTACATAGATTAGATAAATACTATTATGTCAGAGCAATTAGATAAAGCATTACAACAATTACAAAACAGTATACTTGATCAATTAACAGGTAGAGTATACCTACGTGATTATACTCATGCGGCTAAAAACTTTTTACCAGGTGGTCAAGGTAATGCTGGTAAAGTCAAATTTACTTTTCATACTTGGTTTCAAATCAATCCTTCAGCATATCAACCGCCGACAGGACAAAATTATGGATTACTTGTTAAAACGATTAAACTTCCTACGTTTAATATAGATGTACAAGAAATGAATCAGTATAATAGAAAACGTTTAATTCAATCAAAAATTAAATATCAACCAATTGAGATTACATTCCATGATGATAACATGTCGCAAGTAACTGCAATGTGGGACGCATATTATAGATACAATTATGCAGATGCATGGAATCCTATTGTTGCTCCTTTTTCTACTGCGCCTGCTATAAAAGATTATAATAGACGTAATATATACGATCCATCTATATCAGGTGATACTGAATATGGTTATAGAGGAGATGCTAGAGGTGAAGGTGGAAACAGAGCAGATGGTGGAGAAAAAATTCCTTTCTTTAATAACATCACTGTATATGGTTTGTGGGCAGGACAATTTATTGCGTATACTTTAATCAATCCGATTATTACACAATTTGACCACGACACTTATGATTATGCAGACGGTGGCGGAACAATGCAAAATAGAATGACTATCGATTATGAAACTGTTGTATATAATACAGGAGCAATCGGTGACATAGGCCCAGACAGTGATGGATCAGACTTAGTAACAGGATTTGCAGGTCCAGACAGTTATGATCGTAGAGAAAGTCCACTAGAACAAGGTGGAAGTAATCCGTTAGACATATTGAACAGAATGGAAAATCTAGGACAAGGCAGTATACTAGATGATATTAGAACCTTTGGGCAATTAGCAGACGGTGGATTAGATTCTATAATAGATAGTGCAAAAAATCAAATAAAAGATGGTATAACTAATGCAGTTTTAGATGCATTAGGTTTAGGAGGAGATACTGATACTCCTACTAATGCTTCAACACCATCTATAGTAAATATTGCTAACCAAGGCACAGTTACAGGAGCAAATAGTTCAACACAGGCACCGGATCCACCTAACGCAGGAGCACAAGATTAAATGGCATTACAATTAACAACACGTGAAAACACATTAGAAATCTTTGACACATTTTATAGTGTCCCTTTGAAAGTAAATTCTGCTGAGTGGGACGTAGTATATTCATATTTTGTAGGAGTACTTAAAGGTAATCCTGAATCTGAAAGAACTAAACAAACAGCATCACAATTTGCAACAACCTTATTTAGAATTTCACAAGAAACAGGAACAAACATTCAAATCTTTATGGATTACTTTAAAACTAATGTAGATACTGCACTTAAAGTAAACACAGAAATGGCTTTTTATCTCAATCTATTAAAGTCAAAAACGGCATTGTATGGAGTATCAAATGTTCCTTCTCCTAATCAATCAGTACAACGCAATATAATACCATAAGGGGTAGCAAATGCCTCGTAGAAAAAAATACGCACAGGGTATCTATACTATAAAAAATCCACATAAATATGTAGGCAAAGGTAAGCCTAAATATCGATCTGGATGGGAACTTACATTTATGATATTTTGTGATACTAATGATAAGATAATTAAATGGGCAAGTGAGTCGATAGTTATCCCTTACATGCATCCTTTTAAAGGCAAACGTACTAATTATATACCTGATTTCTTTATTGTTTACCAAGACAAATATGGAAGAACAAATGCAGAGTTAATAGAAATAAAACCTAAGGCAGAAAGTATTATAACAGAAAAAGTTAGAAATGCAAGACAACAAGCAGTCATTGCAATTAATCATGCTAAATGGCATTCAGCAAAAGCATTTTGCAAAGCACAAGGTATTAAATTTAGAGTAGTTACAGAAGATGACCTTTTCTACAATGGACGCGGAAAGTAACTAAATAGATATATGACAAAGAAACTTGAAGAATTATTTGATATGGCATCCAGTGATGAAAACGAACTGAATGAACCTATTCCTGGCGTAGCAGAAGAAGTTACTAAAGAAGCATTAAACAATTTAGAAAAGATTGAAACTGCTTTACCTACAGTTAGAGGACTTGAAGCATCTGATAGAGAACTGGATGAACTAAGTAAGAAAGCAGAGACAAGTTTCCAAGACTTGATGGACTTAGGTATGCAAGTAGATTCTCGTTTTAGTGGTGATATATTTAGTGTTGCTAGTAATATGTTGAATCATGCTATAACCGCTAAGACAGCAAAGTTAAACAAAAAATTAAAGATGATTGATTTACAATTAAAGAAAGCAACATTAGATCAACGTCAAGCAAAACAAGACGAAAAAATAGAAAATATACCCTTAGGTGATGGCGCTCAAAACTTAGATCGTAATGAATTACTACGAGTTTTATCTGCAAAAAACACAGAGGAATGATAAATATATTATACGGGAACTATACAATATGAAAAGTTTAAAACATTACATTGCAGAATCAGTCCATACTTATGATTGCACAATCAAAATTGCTGGTGACTGTAGCAAAAATTTCTTAGAGTTATTTAAACATAACTTAAGTAAGTTTGAGCCTAAAGAAATTAAAGGCCCAACTTCAACACCGATTATGAAATCACCATATGGTTTCCCCAATCTTTCAAACGAACCAGTACACATATTTAAGTGTCAGTTTGCATATCCCGTAACAGAACCAATGATTCAACAACTAGCACAATTGCTAGGTCACAACATTAACTATGTAAGAATGGTCAATACAATGTTTGACGACAGTATAGATAAAGAAATGGTTGGCTATGAAAATGAAATGAAAGATACTCCATTATTACAACATGAAGAAATGAATGATAATGGAAAAGAAGCCAGCAAAGAATACGGTGATAAGTACTTAGACAGTATACACAAACATGCAGAACATAAAAATGTCGGTAAAGTAGGTTTACCTGCTGATCAAAAGAATACTAAAGATGCTTTTGATCCTTGGAAGCCTTGGACAGATGATTCAGTTAAAGGATCTAAAAGTCCAATGACTGACGTTAAAAGAGGAGCCAAGCCCGAAACATCAGCAGGGTATTAAGGAATATATTATGGATTTTAAAGATATTTTAACACGATTTGACAACATGAAAGGTGATGAAAAGAAACCTGTTGTTGAAAAAGAAGATAAAAGACCCGCAAATATGTTGACTGAATCAACAGAAGTTGTTGAGCCAGTATCAAATGAATTAAAACTTCCCTCATTAAAAAATGTCTTTGAAGAACTATCATTAGAACCAGCAAAGCCTGGTGCACAAGAAATTCATAAAGATGGTGAACCAATCGGTTCTGTATCTAATCCACAAGTTGCTAATCAAATGCAACAAGCAATGGATAAAGGTGAATTAACTATTGGTCAAGAAATGACTGAAGACGATCAATTAAATGAAATTGCATTTTTAGCCGCATTAGGCCCAGCACTTATGACTGGCGCTAGAGTGGCAGCACCTTGGTTAGTAAAACGCGGCGCTCAAATGATGAGTGCGATGGGTAGATATGCCGGTAAGAACCCAATCAAAACTACTGTAGGTACAGGAATAGTAGGTACAGAACAAGGCAGAGAATTTGCAGGCAACGTCAAAGACGGTGCAGTAGCCGCAGTCGACGGAGTAAACGCAACATTTGGTGCAGCCAATGACATGATCGACTCAGGTAAACATATGTTTGATCAAGGGGCGGCACAAATACAAAGATTGGGCGACGGTGCAGGTGGCATGATTAGAAATGCAATCGGTGACGCCGCATTTGATACAGTTAAAAGAACAGCATCACAGTACGGTCTACCTATATTAGCCGCAGTAGCATTATTATACGGTGGAAAGAAAGTCTTAGACAAAGTAATGGATGATGAAAAAGAGCAAACAATAAAAGAAGCAAAAGATTGGATTGCTGGTGCAACTAAAAATAAAGGTGCATTTACTAAAAAAGCAAAAAGTCACGGAATGACTACTAAAGCATTCGCAAAAAAAGTATTAGCAAATAAAGATGACTTCCCAGCAAAAACAGAAAAACAAGCAAATTTAGCCAAAACATTAGGCAAGTTTGATGAAACTGATACCCCACCCGAATCGTCTTTAGATTTAACATCACCTATATCAGGTGGTAACATGAGAGAAAGTGACGGATCAGGTTCATATGGTGGACAATCTCCATTTTCATATGATACGCAACGTTCATCAAAAATGAAAGAAGGCGCTCAATATCCAGCAGATGATGGGTCACATAATTCATCCAACGATGAACTGGGCAACGCCGCGGCAAACGCCGCTTTGGCAGCCAACAATGCTGACACACCTCAACTTGTAAAAGAAAAGGCAAAAGGTAAAGTAAGCAAGTCGAGTAAATTACCTAGTATTTCTAAAGTGAAATCTATGTGTAACGAAGGTTTGTCTATATCACAAATACAACAACTGCACCCTAAGTGCAACCAACAAGAACTTAATATTATGATTAAAAATACAAAACAAAACTTAAAAGAAGGCGCAGATCACATTCTGAAGGCCGCAAAGCACATGGGTCATGCTCATGGTTTATGTAAAGGATCGTATGCATGTCCACATGATGCAGGTTCTGAAGGTGCAAGAGCATACCACGAAGGCTACAAAACAGGTCTTGATGAAGCATGTGGCATGGGAATCAAAAACGAACCAATCGCAGGTATGGAAGAAGGCGTACTCGGTGGAGTCGGTGGTGCAATTGCAGGATCTAAACTAGGTGGCATGGCAGGCACAGCAATCGGTGGTTCAATCGCCGGAATTCCCGGAGCAACCTTAGGTCAGGCAGCAGGTGCGGCATTAGGTGGAATCGCAGGTGACAAATTAACAGGTGATGGCATATTTGAAGAAGATCCAGAAGGTATGGAAGAAGGCGAAATAGGCACATTAGGTGGTGCGGCATTAGGCGCTAAGATGGGAGGCATCCCCGGAGCAGTTGTAGGTGGAGTTGCAGGTAATATGCTTACTCCAGCAAACGAAGAAAATGAATCAGAAACTGTAGATACTATGGCATCTTACGGTGCAATGGGCGAAGCAGAATCTTCTCCAGACGGAAATGTTGGTGCTGATGACGACGGTGCATATGACAAATATGACTGGGACGCAGAAACCGTAGCACGTAAAGGCATTGATGAAGATGACATGGACGAAGGCAACGCATTCTCAGGCGCAATGGTAGGAAAAGAAAAAGGTGAAAAGTTCACGGTAGGCGACAAAACATATACAAAAACATCAGAAGCCGCTACATTAGAAGAAGATGAGTGGACTTTTGAGTCTTTAGAAAAAGAATTAAACTCACACTTAGTCGAAAGCACAGAAGAATCAAAAGAAAAACTTGATGAAGGTTATACAATGTCTATTACTCAAGGTGAAGAAAATCAGCCAGATAGAGTAAGTGTTAATGCAACTGATGCAGAAGCAGACAAGTTAATCAAGTTTGTTAAAGACGTAGGCTTAGGTAACTACGGTAATGCAGAAGTTTTAGATGCACCCGGTGAAGTTGCAGATGTATCATTCTATGGTAGCCCTGAAGTAGAAGTAGAGCCTCAAGGTTCACATGATGACATGCTCAAGTTAATGGGTATTGTAGACGTAGATGGTGACTATGAAGATGAAGTAGAAGCACCCGGCGTAACAGACGTTGACGTACAAGTAGATGAGAAGTCATGTGACGAATGCGGTGGCGGACATAGCATGGAAGAAGGCTGCGGTGATTCTATGAAAGAAGAATCAGACGCAGAGATGGACGATCATGCAGAACGTGCAGGTAAAGAAGTTGCACGTGATGCACATTACGATGGACGTAAACATGCAGGTAAAGACGGTGAAGATGTCACTAAAGACTTAGAATATGATGATTACAAAGATCACCATATGGAAGAAGGTCAAGGCTATGATGACAAAGAAGACGAGTCATTAGGCATGCGTACAGGTAAAGAGTCTGATAAGAAACAAAGCATGAAAGATCGCAGAGATGATTCATATGGTAAGTTCGGTAAAAGAGATAAAGAAGACAGACATGTTTCTTTAGAAGAAAATCTTAGAACTTTAGACTTATTAGCAGAAGTAGGTGCAGAAACTTCAGAAGAACCTACTCAACCATTATCACAACATGATGATGAGAGACTTTTAACTAAAGAAGGTGCAGAGGATGCCCCTAAGGACTCTGTAAACGATGGTGAGAACGAAGAAATCACTGAGACACAAACAGATGATCAAAGAGAATTTGCAGTAGCAGAAGGCGAGAAGCCAGACTTTGCTGACATCGATGATGATGGCGACAAAGATGAGTCTATGAAAAAAGCCGCTAAAGATAAGAAAGAAAAAGTTGATGAATGGGCAAATGATGCAGGTAAAAAAGGGACTGATACTTCATTTGAACAAGATATCGATTTTATGACTAAAGTTATCTCTGGTGGACTTAACAAGCAGAAATCAACAGGTCAAACTACTATCCCAGTTATTGCTGGTCAAGAAGACAGAATGGGATATAATGGTGCTGACTTAGTTAAAGAAGGTTCTGTAATGTCATCTGATGGATTTGCAACTATCTTAAACAAGTTAGACAGTCTTAAATAATTAGAATAAACGTTGTACCCCCGTTTAAATACCCGGCTTAGTCGGGTATTTTTTTATCTGGCATTAAGATTTAAAAAGAATAAATACTACTATTAGGATAGAATTACTATGGCACAAAGAAATATTGACTTCGGAGCATTCCCTGACGATCCAGATGCAGATGCAATACGATCGGCCTTTGAGAAAGTACAGTTAAATTTTACAGAAGTATTTGCAGGACTAGGTGATCAAGCAGTAGTATCAGTTAACAAAACAGCAGGGCCTGGTGTATATTTAGTAAACGGTTCCCCAGTAGGAAACGTAGTATTAGGTGCGAATATTGCTTGTGTACAATTTTCTTCAACAACATTATCAGTAGGTCGTTCACCGGGTACAGGACCTGGTTCTGCAACTATTACTGATTCTACTCAAACATTATATATTGATTTACCGAATACAATAGCAAATATTACTGACGTTGTAGTATCAGGTAATGTTCAGGGTAATGCAGTCATAGGTAATTTATCAGGTGACTTTGGATATGTATTAGCAAATACATCATCTGGTAACGGTAATATAAATGCTAACAATATAACATTAACAGGTGCTTTAGCGGCATCTAATGTCAGTGGTAACGGCGCCGGTTTATCAGCAATAGCAGGTTCAAATGTAACAGGTCAAGTAGCAAACGCATTAGTTGCAGGTACAGTATATACTAACGCACAACCAAACATAACAAGTACAGGTACTCTAACA